TACGCTTTTATCACTGCGCAAACTGCACCTAAACCAGTGGGCAGGCAGCGCACAGCCGTACATTGAGCTAGGTAAGTGGTTAAAATGTGAGGGGCCAAGGCCAAAAACACTGGACAAATGGCGGTGCTTTTTGGGGGTTGACCTTGCCGCGGTTAATGACTTTACCGCGTACGCCGTGGTTTACTTTAACGGTGACAAGTTTTATACCCAACAGTATTACCAAATTACCGACCACGCTATGGGTAAGCGGAAGCAAAAGTACCCGAACCTGGTCCGCAACTGGATAAAAAACGGCGACCTGGACGTAGTTAAGGGCGAGGTTACCACCACCGACCACCGCATAGCCATGATTGAACAAATTATGAACGCGCACCCGGTTGAAGGTATTTTCTTTGACCCGTGGAACGCAGCCGAAACGGTAGAGCGCCTGCGCAGCAAGTACGGGAAGCAGTTTTGCTGGGAAGTGCGCCAGTCGGCTCTTATGGTAAACGAGCCGATGAAACTACTTTACCGCATGGTAACCACGAAAGGAATCACGCACGACGGCAACCCGATTACCGCCTGGATGATTGCGAACACCAGCCTACACATAGATAAAAATGATAACTGGACCTTTCAAAAAGACAAGGCACCGGACCGAATAGACGGTACAGCGGCCCTAATTACGGCCCTGGCAGGATATGTACACAATGCGTCTACCGGAATGAGTACGTATGAAGATATGGATATAATTTTTGTGTAACTTTGTGTTATGGCATGGTATGACCGTATTAAACGGAGCGTCAGCGGAGTAATTAGCCCGAAGCCCTGGCTAGTTAGTATGTTCGGCGGTAACGCAACCCTTTCGGGGGAAAATGTAAGCGCAGTAAACGCGCCCAAGGTTTCGGCAGTTTACGCGTGCGTGAACCTAATTAGCGGCACGATTGCCAGCTTACCGTTTCACCTTTACCGCGAAACCGAGCAGGGTTTGATTTACCAGCCCGGTCTAATTAACGACCTGGTAAGCCGTCGCCCGAACGTAGCGTACAACAGCTACGATTTTCGCAAGGCAATGCTTACCCAGCTGTTACTGCGCGGTAACGCGTACGTACTACCGGTACGTAGCGGTAACAGCCTTGCAGGTTTAGAACTAATTGACACCGAACTTGTTACGGTAGACACCACAAGCGGCGAACTTATTTACCAGCTGCACCTGCGCAACGGTATTAACCTGCGACTGAACCCCGACCAGCTTATTCACCTTAAATACTGGTCTTTCGACGGTATCAACGGAATTAGCCCGATCGTTTACGCGAAAGAAATAATCGGTAGTTCAATGGCCGCAACTGCCCACATGGGTGGCTTTTACGGTAACGGTGGTATGCCTAAAGGTATACTCCAGCTCCAGGGCACCATCCGCGACGCTGACCGCGTTAAGGCTATCGGCCGCCAGTTTGACGAGCTGAACAAAGAATATAAGGGGCGGACGGCTGTACTTACCGAGGGTGCAGAGTATAAACCCGTAGCTGCGAACTTTCAAGAGTCGCAACTAATTGAGTCGCTAAAGTTTAGTGTTGAGGAGATTTGCCGACTGTTTTCCGTTCCGCCCCACAAAATTGGCCACATGGAAGGCGCAGGCTACGCCAACAGCATTGAGGCACAAAATGCCCAGTTTGTTAGCGACTGTATTCGCCCGCTGGTCGAAGTCATCGAAATGGAGTTTAGCAACAAATTGCTAGCGGGTAACCGTAAGTTCCAAATTGACATCAAAGCGCTTATGCGCGGCGACATCAAAACCGAGGTAGCCCGGAACGTCGGTTACTGGAATATCGGCGTAATGAGCGCAAACGAAATCCGCCGCATGGAAGGGCTAGCACCTATCGAAGGCGGCGACGAGTATAACAAGCCCCTACACATGGGCTCAACAACTGAAGAACCAAATGGAGAACAAGGAAATTCGGACTCGTCCGATTCCAGCGACGGAGAATAATACCGTCGAAGGGTACGCCCTTAACTGGAACGAGTATGACATGGGGTCGTTCATTGAGCGCATTGAACCAGGCGCCCTGGGCGACCTGCGCAGTTACGACGTCCACGCGTTGTATAACCACGATTACGACCGCGTCCTAGCGCGTTCAAAGTACGGCGAAGGTACCCTATTACTCGAACAAGACGAAGAGGGCCTAAAGTTCCGTTTTGACTTGCCCGACACATCTACCGGTAACGAAGTACGCACGCTAGTAGGCCGCGGCGACGTAGACCAGGCTAGCTGGGCGTTCACCGTTAAAAAAGAGCGCTGGGAGAACGTCCGCAGCGAAAAGCCCGTTCGTATCATTGAAGCCATTGGCGAAATGTACGACATATCATTAACGCCACGCGGTGCAAACCCGACGACGTCCGTAGCTTTACGGTCGTTAGAGGCTGCACAAGCGGCAGAACCCGAAACAATTAACCAAAACCCCGAACCCGTGGAAAATCACGAAAAAGAGGCCGAAGTACGCGCTAACGCTTTTGTTGACGCATCGGCTGTGCAGGGCCAGCTTTCTAAATCAGAAGAGCGCAACCTTGCCAAATTCAACCTTATCAAGGCTATCAACGAAGCCCGCAGCGGTAAACTTACTGGCATTGAAGCCGAAGTTAACCAAGAGGGTATGTCAGAAAAGCGCCGCCTTGGCGTTGACGTACGCGACATGCACGCCGTTAACCTGCCCGAAATGTTTACCAAGCGTACCCAGTCAGTTACTGGCGGTACTGGTGGTAACCTTGGTGGCGACTTGGTATTCACCGAGCCAGGCCGTTACATTGACTTTTTGTACCCTAACACGCCTCTTTTGCAGCAAGTTAGCGTAGCTGAAAACCTTGTAGGTAACGTAGAGTTTCCAAAGCAGACCGCTAGCTACTCTCTCAACTGGCAGACCGAAACCGGTACCGACACTGCTCAAGATATCACCTTCGACAAGGTAACCATGAGCCCAAAGCGTGCCGTTATCACTGCTTCAATGTCAAACCAGCTGCTTCGTCAAGAATACAGCCGCGGTATTGAGCAGCGCATTATCAACCAGCTGAACCTTTCGTTTAACAAAGGACTAGAGAACGTAATTCTTAACGGAACGGGTTCTTCTAACCAGCCTAGCGGTATCTACACCGAGCTTGCAGCCCAGGCTTTGACTATCGGAGCTATCGACTACGCCGACCTTATCGCGTTCGAAAGCGCTTTGGCTAACGCTGACGCTTTGCAGGGTAACCTTGCATACGTTATGCACCCAGCCGTTTTGGCCAAGCTGAAGCAGACCAAACTAGACGCAGGTAGCGGACGCTTCCTCGTTGAAGGTACGCTTTCTCCAGTTATGACCGCCAACGGTTACGCTGCTCTTTCCACTACGCTTTCACCAGTGTACACTACCCCGAACCCCGACACCTATGGTATGATTTTCGGTAACTGGTCTGACGTACAAGTAGGATTTTGGGGCGGAGCCACTTTGATGGTCGACCCTTACACCAATATGAAGTCGTCAATCGTTGAGGTTTACCTTGAGCGCTTCATGGACGTTGCCGTTCTGCGTAACGCTTCGTTTGCTTTGGCTACCGACATCACTATCTAAACAATGGTAACGGTTAGCAGTTATACCCCGATTTCGGTAAACCTTACCGAATTGAAGAGCTTGTGCCGCGTAGACGGTAGCGCAGACGATGCGCTACTGACTATGCTTTTTAGCGCAGCGGTAGAAGAGTTTAACAGCTATACCGGCTACCGTTTAGGTGCTACAACTGTAACAGTGGACACCCTGGGGCAAGCGTCTTATACGCTGCCCTTGGGTCCCGTTACGGCTATCACAAGCGTAACAGCTTACGACGCCGAGGGCGTTTCGTCAGCTTTGACCTTATACGACGACTACGATTACATAAACACGGTTATAAGCCTGGACGAAACCCCAGCCCGTATGGTAATTGTTTATACCTGCGGAGACGCTAACCCGCCCGCAGACGTGAAGCACGCGCTGTACCAACGCGTTAAATTCGGGTACGATTACGGCGACGACTTGCCGTACAATACAAACCGTTTCTTTGACCGCCTAGCGTTCCGCTACCGCCAAAACTTTTCGTAATGCTTGACCTGCGCGTAGAGCTGTTCCAACCGACATCGGTACCAAACAACAGCGGCCAGGTAATCAAGACCTGGGCGAGTGCGGGTACGTACTACGCCGAGCGTATAGTGCCAGGTTCCACGGGATCGGAAACTATGCCGTACGACCAAATGCAAAGCAGCACTAGCATTACCTGGCGCTTACGATACCCCAACAGCGTAGCCGCCAAGTGGAAGCTAACTTATAACGGCGAAGATTACGACATAGTAAGCGTAGCGCCCGAAGGCCGCCGAAGGTTTCTGCTCGTTAAGACGAACCTGCGCGACAATGGCACGCGGTAAAACTGTTTACCTTAAAAGCGAAAGCGGACGGGTAGAAGATTTTGACCAATTCCGGGAACGGCTAAAGAAACTAGCCACTCCTGAAAATTTGCGTTTTAAAGAGCTTCGAAACATACTGAAGCAGGAAGCCCGGCCCCTAGTAGAGAAAGCCCGGCAGGAAGCTTATAACGGGCTTAAAACGAAGGGTGGGTACAAGGTCCGCGGCGGTGGCGAAGCCACGAAGCAAACCAACGGGGCTTTTTACAACTTGTACAAGTCCATAGACGTCTTTCCAAACAAAGGAAACGTCAAAGCCTACGTTGTGGTCGGACTGCGCCCAAAAAGCAAACGAGGTGCGTACTATGCGCCCTGGCAATTATTCGGCGGAACCGAAAAGAATTTCGAAGCCAAAGAGTTTATAGACAAAGCGCTAGACGGTAGCGACGTACCGGAAAAGTCAGCCAAAAAAATCGCTAACTTTGTACAGAAGCGCATTAAGCAGCATTTAAGGTGAACTACTTTCGCTACATTCACGAAGCCGTCCAAGCGTCAACGATTACGCCGGTCTACGCTTTAGCCGCACCCCAGGGGTTCGGCGGCGACTTTATTGTCTTAAGCCTTAACGGAATAGACGTAAGCGAAACCAAAGACCAGTACAAGGCCGAGCGCGTGAGCGCTACGCTTTTTTTGCATTTCGCCAGCGCAGATACCGCACAAGAAACACTTACCCAGATTCGCCATAACTTGCAGCACTACCCGCGTGTAATTCCTATGTACGTGGATTACGTCAACAGCGACAGCGGAAGCATTGAAGGCGAGGACTGCGCGGCAGAGGCCCTAGGCGTAGCCGCAGAAACGACGTTTACCCTGGCTTTCATGGA